ACATCTTTACCCATAATGTCAAGTGTTTTTTCAATATTTTCCGAACTTTCTTCAAAATACTCACACAATATGTCCATAGCCCAACTTTCTATCTTTGATTTCTTTTTAGATTTTGTGTATCTTAGAAATGTTCTACCTTTGGGAATTACATTGGTGTAGAATTGATAAACTGATTTAGGTTCTAACTCCCAATATCTTTGGATTTCATTTACAACTTCAATCCACTCTGGCTTCATTGATAGAAATCTATGCACCATATAGTTTGACCAAGTCTTCTTGTCAGCATCAGAAATCTCCTCCCAATAATTTGGGTTCTGTGAATTAGTAATTTCTTTTATGTGGTCAAATAGTGTTTTTGTTTTCATTGTGAATAACCTTAGATATAAATAAATAGTTAGTATAAGTTTGAAAATGTAAATTATTTAAAAGAGTTTCCAAGAATCCAAGTGACTATTGAATATCTAACACCACTTGTTACTGGTCTGACTCTATGTCCTAAATATGCCGGAAATAATATTAGTGAACCTTTTTTTCTTGAACCATAACAATTATCATCTCCTTTATCATTTGACATACTAAATTCAAACTCTCCACCCTCATAATCATTTTCATCACTTAACTGAATTATCGCTGTTATCTTTCTTAGTGAAGTAGAACAATCACCAATATCTAAATGCCAATCGTATTTATCAGTATCTTGATATCGTAGAACAACAATATCCTCTAATTCATATGGTTTTTTCAAGTCGAATTGAAAATTAAGTAAATTAGACATCTCACACGCCATCACTATATTTTTTGTTAACTTAAATCCGTCTGATAAAACTACATCATTTTTTAATCTTATCTCTTGAACCTTTCTAACTTCTTCATTTATTACATCTGAGTCATCGCCTTTATAAGTCCCTGCGACAGTAGATTTCTGTGAGTTAGATTGTCCAAACTTTTCTATCAATTCATCACATTGTTTTGATGTTAAGAAGTTTTCTCTATGTAATACAAACTGAAAATTTTTTTTCTTTATCATCTGAAAGGTTCTCCTGAAATAATTTCTCTCATAATATATCTCTCTCCAGCCGTCAATTCAGTAACCATATGACTAATGATAGATGGAAATATTAACACATATCCTTTTTTGTATGGTGTTTTGAAAAACTCTCCGTCATTTGCAAATGCAAAATGTAAATCTCCACCCTCAAATTCACTTTCGTCTGATAACTGAATTAAACAAGTAAGTTTATTTGTTGATACTTTTCCTTTATCGTAGTCTGCGTGCCAGTCAAATCTATCACTACCACTATACTTTAATGCTTTTAAATCTTTTGATACCCCTCTTATATTGAAGTTCCAAACATGTTTATTTAGCATTTCCACATATGGTTCTAACTTATCATTAATCCAAGTGTAGTCGTGTTTCGTATTTTGAAACGCATATAATTCTACAAAAGTTCTATCCTTGACTATGTTATCAAATGAATTTTCATTTGCATTTACAATGTGAGCACCCTCATAACCAGACACCCAATTAGTTTCTTCCTGTAATTTGTTAATTACATCATCACATTGTTCATTAGACAAAAAAGGTGTGTGTGTAAACCATTGAAAGTTATTGTTCATCTAAAAGTTTTCCCTTGTATCCAAGTTAACATTGTATATCTATCCTTATCGTAAAATTGTAAAACCTTGTGTGCTGCAAAAGCTGGAAATATTACTATCCTACCCCGTTTTGATTCTATTTTGTTGTTCCAAATCTGTAATCCACCACCCCAATAATCATCATTCAAAAAAACAACTGATGTAAGTTTTGTATTAATGTCTACTAATCTATCTGGCCCAGCTGCGAAGTCTGAGTGTAGTGTTTCCTCTTCTTTAAAATCTCCCTTTTTGTAATACTTTCCCTCTTGTAATTGGACACAATCAATATCAAAATTATAATGTATATCATTTGAGAGTTTCATAATCTTCCAAACTTTCTCTAAATATTTAACTTCTTTGAGTTCTATGGCTTGTGTTGATTCTGAGTTATTACGATTAGTATCAATTATTTCTATAACCTCTTCACACTCTTTTTGAGATAAAAAATTATCTCTTGTAAGATACCATTGAAAGTCTTTACTCATTTAAAGTGATTTCCCACGAATAATTCTTGTATAACATATCTTGTTCCTTTAGTGACTGGTGTTACATTGTGAGACAAAAATGTAGGAAATATTGTTAAAGAACCCTTTAGTTGATTCATCGTATACCACTCTTTTGTGTGTTTGTCTTGAATACCAAATTGAACCTCACCACCCTCATATTCACTTGGGTCTGTTAGTTGGATTATCGCCACAAGTTTTCTAATTGAACAACTACCGGCGTTGAAATCTGTATGCCAACCATAAAACCCACCCTCGTGATACTTTATAAGTTTCAACTCGTCATCAGCACCCTCGATATCAAATTTAAAAACTCCTTGATTTACCATTTTTACAACTTGATATATTTTGTCTTGTAACCATTTCCAATCCCCATTACATTTATCTGGTCTGTAAGGATTGATTGGTTGGTCAAACAAATACCATTCTTCAGTAACTCTTATCTCTGGTATAATGGCTGCTTCACCTTTTTCACCACCAACCCCACCAACAACTTTTTGTTCTGTGTTGGTTATTTGTTCTATCAGTTCATCACATTTTTCGTGTGATAAAAATGTAGGTATTTGAATTGAATATTTGAAATCGTTATTCTGTATCAAACTCATCAGAAACTAAAACCCTATTTGCGAAATAATTTTTACCATTATCAGTTCTGTTGATATTGTATGTAATTTTTTCCACATTATTTACCTCCGTATTGACAACTTCTCTTTCTTGTAATTCATCATTCAATACTATATCACCAATGGATAATGGTGATTTGTATCCACTACCAACCACATAAAATGGGTGGTCATCAGTTGCCTCAATTTCTGTATTATCATTAAATTTATATGTAATCATATTGTCGTGTAGAACTTTTACGGTTTCCAACACTTTTGAATTTTGTAATTTACCAGTTTCTACATCATATGTTTTTATCATATCGTTTGGTCTGATTTTACATATCGGTTGATATGTTCCGTCTGCTAATGTAATCATAGTGTCATAAGTGAAACAAAAACTTCCTGGCCCTTTATTATGGACTAAAATATCATTGGCGAAATAATTATAATGAGTTTCAACTCCTAATGAATATGTTTGAACTGGGTTAATATCTTCTTGAATATCTGTTATATTGGTTTCTACAATTTTATTACCTTGAAGTTCTAAGCATTTATCTCCAACCTCTAATTGTTCAGATTTAATGTTATATCTTTTTTCTGTCCATTGTGGTTTATAAGATGACCAGCCTTTTCCAACTACCCAATACGGGTGGTCAAATGTATTTCTACTTTTCTTATCACCAAAACTTATCTCTATAATATCCGCGTGGACTGGTGTTTCAATGGACGATACTTTACCCACTTTAATCTCTTTTGTATCAAAATCATAATTTTTAATTTCATCACCTACTTCAATAAGTTCTATTGCTTTTGTAGTTCCGTCTCCCATTGTGATTGGTGTTCCTGCTACAAAACAAATTGGTGGAATATTGTGAACCAATATATTTGATTGAAAGTATGTATCAATATCCTCAACATTTAGTCCGTAAAATGTTTCATCTGATAAAACATTAGTTTTTGATGTGATTTCTAACTCACTGCCATCATTATTTAAAAAGTAGTCTCCGACTGATATATCAGTTGATTGCTTCCAACTCCAAGTATCTCCTGTTTTACAAAAGAATTTTCCACCTCCGTGCATTGTATGTGGAACCGCTGGGACTTTTATACTTCCGTTAATTAAATAATATCCATAACCCCTACTATTAATCGTTTCAACAACGATAGAACCAGAAGAAAATGAACCACTTAAATCTGTTGTTGTATAACTTTCCCAACTTATACCTTCTGATTCATCTGGCATACCAATCGGTTGATATGATTTGACAACATCACCGACTTCAACATCTTGAATTTGTTTTGTTGAACCGTCAAACATATTGATTAAACTTCCACTCGCTACTATTCTTAAAAATCTTGGTTGTGGGTGATACACTTCACTCCCTGACATAACGAACTGACTTGAGTTAATTACATTTTGGTCGGCATCTTGTCCTGCATTTATAATCTCCGTTGGTGTTACCCAATAATATTTTTTACCCGTAAGTAAATGTCCTCTTCCACCACTATAACTACCACTTGATATTATAAACTTTTCAGTTATGTTTCCATTGTCTACTGCGTCTTGATAAGTAGTAGTTCCTGATTGATATTTTCTAAATCCTATATCGTGAGTTCCTAATGATGAGTGAGCTCCTGGATTTTTTATTACATAGTCTGGAAAATTAACATTAGGTGTATAGTTATCTTTATCAAATAAAGGTATTAAACTCGCACTTTCAGGTGATGATGATAGAATGGTTCTAAAAGAACTTTTGTTAAATGAACCACTAACAATATCTAATAAATTATCATCACTATACCAAGGTGTTCCTATGAATAAATGAAAACTACCTGAGTATTGTGCTTGACCTCTTTGTGAAAAATATGTTATTGAAGTGTTATCATTATTCTCAAAATTTACTGAAATGTTGTGTCTTGCAAAACTCGCACTAATCAATGGTTCTTGAAAAGAAGAAGGATTGTGTTTAACACTATCATTTTGTCCGTAAATGTATGCTGTTGTGCAACTTTGAGATGCTGCATAATTTGAAATTTTATCAAAAGTATCTTCTTGTCTTGATAAATAACCACTAACTCCACAAGCAGTATTCATTTCACTAAAGTAAATGTCGTTAGAACCTGTCTCTATGAAGTAATCAACACCCATAAGGATACTAACATTAGTGTTTGAAGGCCAACCACCTGCACTACCTGTGATATGATTTAATAAATTTGTTATTTTTGTTTCAGCTGACATAATTTTTCCTATATATAAATATCAAATATCCTTTAATTGTGTGAAAATATTCTCTTTCAATACTGATTTTGCTGGTGTATTCCAATCCTCCAACTTAATCATTGCGTAATTATACCCTTGTTGTTTGATTTCATTACATCTTAACCAAACTAAATCACTACCCAATCCTTTATTTCTATATTCTGGCATTATATAACGATTACATAAATAAGGATATCGTCTATTCCAATTAATAAATGCCCAACCACACTCAGTTAAATAAAATGTCCAATTATCTTTTAATCTACTTCGTAGGTCTTTTAAATTCCACTCTTGCCAATCTTTTCCGAATGAATCTTTAAATTCAGATAACTCTTCTGATATCACTTGTATTTGTTCTGAACTAATATCATTGTATTTTGTAAACTCTTGATACGCTGGAACTTCTCGTGGCTCGTAATTACTTAAATCTATCTTGTAATACATCTTTTATTTTCTCTGCGTATCTTTTATGTGATTCTGGTCCTGGGTGCATTTTATCATCTGCCATATCAAACACATCAAAATAAACATCAAAATATTCTTGTGGTAAATCTCCGTCCCAAGTCCCCCATATAATTTTATCACGACCAACAAATCTATTTATTAATTCGTAGTTATGTAAGAAATTATAATAGTTATTGTATTCATTAATACTTACTTTTTCTTTTACTTCCCATGCTTTATAAATAACTCCATCATCATCAAACCAAGTTCGTCTAAAAAAGTGTGGGACCGTAATGATAAATATTTGTCGTGCTGATGATGGCATATAAACTTCTGATAAAGTCTTGACTGCGAAGTCTAAACCTGTTCCACCTGCTCC